TCGGGGGCGGAGGTTTCAAAGGAATTCATTCGGTTATACTAAAGACGAATATTATTATTTTATCAAAACAGGGCTTGGTACAGTTCCACGATGTGCGTCGGGCACGCGTCACCTTCGTTTTGGATACGGTAAAGCAGATATTGCTGGAGTTGGGTCATTTATATATTGTCGAGAGATTTATTAAATCCTTTTCCAAAAAAATTGAAAACATTTAGGCAAATAGACTTAAATATATTCTTTTCAATATATATAGCGAAAATGGAACAACCTACCGAACAACCCCCCATCAAGAAGACCGCCGATATGAATGCTTACATGCGCGAATATATGAAGGCATACCGTCTCAAAAATTTAGAAAAATGTAAAGAACAACATCGACAGCAATACCACCGCAATAAACCTACGACGGAGGAAGATAAACGGAAGAAGGCCGAACGCCTCGTTTTGAACGCCCTCGAAAAATATCCAGAACTTTTGAAAAGTATTTGAATATAAAAAAATTGAAATTCGTTTTTTATATTTAGGAAAATTTAACACAAAAAGGTTTAAAGGCAAAAATATTATCTTTGTATAGAATATAACGAAAGAACCAAATGTTTTCCCTGATTGTTGAACCCACCGAAACTCGCCTGAACGGCATTACGCTCTACGAGAAGATTGATATGGATATGATGAACGCATTCAAGGTCAGCGATTTTGCTATCTACAAAGATAAGCGTCGTATTGACAACAAGACTGAGAAACAGGTGCTTATGGATTACATGGCGAACTACAAGAAGAAACTCGGTTTGGTCGCTGTTGAATACACTCGTGGAAAGAAGAAACTTGGACGTGTCAATCCTGCTAAGTCACTCGGTATGACGACGATCCGCCGTGTGACACGTAATACGTTTATGCGTCAGACGTATTATGACCTTGATATGGATAATTGTCATCCTGTTATTCTACGCGGTATTCTCCAGAATAATCTACCAGAAGGTAAGTTTATTGATTTGGAATATCCTTGTCTTAACGAATACTGCGAGACTCGCGGTTCTGTTATTTCAAGCGTTATGCGTGCTTATAAGTGCGACCGCAAACGTGCCAAGAACGCATTCATATCACTTATGTATAATGGGACGGTTGCGAGTTGGAAGCGTGGTGATGGGACGGATGTTTTACATGGGACCGACCCTGAGGTTGAGAATTTTCTTGATAGATTTCACGATGAAATTCATAAAATAACCGATTTGTTTATTGCGAAGAATACTGACCTATATAAGCATCACGCTGACGCTTACCGTAAAGACCCAAAGAACGCTGGTAAGAATAACGAACGCGGGTCTTTCCTTTCTACTATCGCACAAGACTACGAAATCAAGATTATAGACCATCTCCTTGATTACATTATGGACCATACGGAGTTGTCTCGCGTTGATGGCGATAAGCACATCATCTCTTATTCATTTGACGGATTTATGCTTCTTAAAGAACGCGTTGATGCTCACGGTGGTTTGTCTGCGTTGCTGGAAGACCTTTCACAGCGAACCTATGACTTCTGCGGGATTGAAATCAACTTCTCCGCGAAGGATATGAATGATGAATATCATACCGAATTCATCTATACTCCAACTGTTGCTGAGGTGGTTATTCATGAAACCGAGAAACAACGCGAGAAGCGTGAGAAGGAAGAAGCAAAGAAAGATAAAGAACGAGCAAAACACGAGATGATGACGGATAATAATAAGAAATATAATGAGATGAAGAAAGAATTTGAAAAAAATCATGTAAAAATTATACATCATGGCGTTTATGTTGAAATCACCGACCACGGTAACTTTATCCGCAAGCAGAGGCAGATGGAGGAGAAGTATATTCATATGTCTTATAAGAAAGACATGGTTGGCAATAATGTGCCATTTATCTACGAATGGATGAAAGATCCGAATATTCGTTCTTATCAAGATATGGATGTATTCCCGAATCCTTCTCTTTGTCCAGCCAATTACTTCAATCTTTGGCGACCATTTGAAATGGAGTTTGTCAAAAAATGGACGCATGACCAAGAAGGTTTGGATATCCTTTTGAATCATATTCGTATTATTTGCGGTCACGATGAATCCGCTTATAATCAGACGATGAAGTGGTTCGCACATATGATTCAACATCCCGAGCATAAATCATTTATGCCTACCTTTATCTCTATGCCTGGAGCGGGTAAGACATCCGTCTTTGAACTATTGGAGAAAATACTCGGAAGCGATAAGTGTTTCAGTACTTCTACACCATCTACCGATGTATGGGGTCCTTTCAACGGTCTTATGGCGGGGAAGTTTCTCGTTTGTATTGATGACCCCGAAATTACCGATAATAATTTCCACGAACAGATAAAGACTATCATTCTCGGAAAAACATTACGGATCCAAAGGAAGGGTGTTGATTCGTTTATTGAGAGGTCATATGTGCGTCTTCTAGGTGCTACGAATAAGGAGAATGGTTTTATGCGTGAGGAGACGAAGGGTAGGCGAACATTAACAATCCGAAGTTCAGATGAGAAGATTGGAGACCTTGAATATTTCAAACAAATACACGCACTTATGGACCGTAAGGATACTTTGAAAACCTTCTACGAGTATCTGAAGAATCTTCCCGATGTTCCCGCTGAGTATAAGTTACCAGAAAAGACGGAATACCAGAAACAACTTACTCAACTTACTGAGAAACCGATTATTCGTTGGTTGAAGGATTTTACGCGTGATGGTCTTTCTCACCGCGAGGAGATGCGTGCACGCATAGCTAACGGGAATCCGTTAAACGAGGAAATCCCCGATGGCGACCATATTCAAGAATACTCTACTTCGGATTTACATGCTTCTTACGTTGAGTTCGCGACAACCAATAAGTTAGAATATGGCGTTAGTGTTTCAAAGTTCGGTGTTATGTTATATACGTCTGGTTTTGACAAGATGATTGAAACAAAGAAAACAAAAACATGTAATAAGAAGGCAATCAACTTTACGATGATGGAGGCTTACTTTGATAAGAATGGTTGGTAGATGTTTATTTCCATAGACGATATATGCTCTATGGAAATAAATGAATGTTGTGTTTGTGGATGTTTCAGTCTGGGTGGAGGGTGGGTGGAGGGTGGGGGGTGGAGGGTTGGTTTTGGGTCCTACGGTATATAGACTTTTTTTTTCACCTGTTTTTCATTTTATTTCCAAGATTTCTGGAAATAAAATGAAAAATGGGTGATTTTTTTTTTGCTCAACCTCCTGAAGTGGGAGCAACCCTCCACCCTCCACCCTCCACCCTCCACCCTCCACCCTCCACCTCCACTTTCTTTTATTTCCATCCACTAAAAAAAAAAGAAAGAAAAGAAAGACACGCCTGCCCACATCTCACCGCCGAGACGCATTCGTACTCTTAAAAAAAAGATATGCCATTTTATAGTCCATCTGACGTTCTGGTTCAAAACTTGATTCATATATCCGTTTCAGATATTCCTGTTCGCGATGGATAATAACGCTACAATTATCGCAACTCTTGGTAGGAATGCGAACACAAGTAAAATGGTCATCAACATTATTTTCCACCGAAAACGCAGATAGTTCAACCCACACACAACCCTCCCTATTCTGTTCCGGAGTTGCGTGACTTTTTAATATTTCAATAATCATATGGATATTACCAGAGTTGTCTATAATCGCGACATCTGCCCAACGAGTAACGCCCTTCTTATCCATGTATTTGTATTCAATCACAGCGTGAAATCCAGCATTTTTCCAACCAGTCAAGTCATGTAACATCGTCCGTTTTTCGCATCTAAAACAAGATTTTTGTGTAATTGTCATATGCTCTGATTCATTAAACCGTGTCGCAATCTTTATTTTGGCTTCTTTGTGCTCTTTCGTTTCACCTTCACCAACAATACCAGAAAAGAGAACACACTCCGAACCTTTACGATGGCAAAAATGATGTTTTTTCTGCTCTCCTTTCCTTACAATCAACTCTTCATCACATTTCAAACATGTAATACCACGCTGACCCGTATAACAATGGCTAACCACGACAATTTTATCGCCATATCTGGCGGGTTGGTCCAAATCGTAATTATTTTTTAACTTCAACATTATATATATAAAATAGATTTTATATTTAAGTCGATTTGTCTAAATATAATAAATAAGTTAAAATAATAATCCTCACCAAAGCAACTCCCGTGCTAAATTATTAGCTGACCATTTATCGTCACGCCATTCGCCCTTAATCGCTCCACTCCTAGCGAGGTAACTCTTCCGCCTTGCTTCGTCTCCGTGCTTCGTAAAGTCTTCCATCGTCGAACCGATATGAACCGCACGACCACGCTGACCGTCAGCAGCGGCAACGCGGATAAGGTATTTCTTATCCGCACGGGGTGATGGCTCAATCGTCGCTTTCGCGGATCCACGGTATTTTTCAAATCGTCGCTTGACCTCCTGCGGGTCGCTGACCTTGACTAATTCGCTTAACTTCATGTATATATATTACAAATTATTTAATCTTTTTTTGAAAAATCCTAAATGCTGAATGCTTTGCTCAATTCCAATACATTTTCTATTCGTATTTTTACAAGCAAAGTATAGACTTCCTGATCCGAAAAACGGATCTAAAATCGTATCACCTTCTTTCGTCGTCAATAATATTATCCGTTCCAGTAATTTAATCGGTATTTGATTTGTGAATTCGGCACACTTTTCTTTCGATACATTTTTTATCAATTGAATATCGTCCCACCAATCATATAACCTTGAACCCATACTACCATTTTCGATTAGTTTTTTGATTCGTTTATCGTTAGGATTTTTATAGGGCTGTTTTACTTTTGTAAAATCAGGACTACAACCAAACCAAGCAATCATTCTATTCTGGCGACATAAATTTGACGAATAACACCAACTAACACATCGAGACGGACGACCCATCGCTTCCCCAACATCACCACAAAAATCCTCAGCATAATGTATCATAATAGTTCTATATTCATTCAAAGGACTTAACATGCGAATATATTCCTCGCTGGTTAAGTTGTCTTTATAATCAGGATAATTATAATTTACATTATATGGCGGATCCGTAATAACAAAATCAAAATTTAATTCATTAATCAAATCACGATAGTCACAGTTATATATCACAGCAGTTTCGTCTTCATGAAAAGGTTGAACTAGAACCGCGGTCATTTTTCCTAAATTGGAAGTTTTATATTAATATATATATATAAAAGTATATATTAAAGTGGTAGGCGGCGTTACGCCATTAAAAAGGTGGCAAATTCTTCTTACCACGTATCTTCTGCTTCAACTTAATCTGCTCCGCTAATCTCTCGGGAGGTATCTCCGAGACC